GTTTCTTGATCGTATGCAGGGAACGGTCTGCGCTGGCCTTCTTGTGGTTGCGCTTGCTTGAGCCAGCCACTCAATACTTTGTCGTTGTCTGGAAACTCTTGTTTAGATCGATTAGCTACTTTAATCATGGGTGTTTTTAACGAGGCTTTTACGTTCTTAAACATATCCTCGTCTATTTCATCAATTGCTTTAAGGAACTCTCTAACGCCGTTTACCACGACTGGCATTTTTGATCTCCTTAGCTCTGTCGGTTAAGACTTGTACGATGGCTGCGTACATTTCTGTATCCATGTTAATAAACTCGCTAGGCGCAATTCCCGTCTCTACACTTAAAGCAGCAATACTGTATAAAGTTGAATTACGCTGTACTATTTTTTTTCTTCGTCTAATACCTCTACAGTATCCAAAGTATCAATAAACTCTGAACCCCATACAGGTATCTGAACGCCAGCCCTGCGTAAGCATTCATAAGCAAGCCAGAAGATTTCTGTTTGCCTCTCGTGCTCACGCAAGACTTTGCTAATACCTGATCCGTACTTTAACTCGAAAGCGTACTCGACACCTGGTGTTATCTTGTGCTCTGATACTTCACCATTAGCCCTTGTTATCTTTAGCTTTGCCATTATTACTCCTTAATTAGAACGCTACAGATGAAGATACTGTTAACGCTGAGTTAATTGTAAAGGTAATTGAAGAAGTTGCAACCTCTGCAACGCCAGCAGTACCGATAGGAGTTAGATTGTTTACCAAAATTGAGAACTGATAAGAAGGGTTTGTAGCTGCCACTGCAGTGCCTTTAACTGTGATAACAGATACGGCTAGTGTCTTGCCGAACGCCTCATTAAGAGTCTGCATTACTGTGCTGTTTGCCCAGTCATTGATAAAGTCGATTGTGAAGGTTCCTGATTGTAAACCTGCTACAAACTTATGAGAAGAATCTCCCATAGCGGTTACTTCTAACTCATCTACGATCTGGTTAATTACTGCGCTAGTTACTAGCGAGCTAATATCGATTGATGGTGTTGTAGGTGCAGCATTGGTAGCCAACTTAACACCCACGTTATTGTTTAAATAGATTGCCATAGTTATTCCTCGTCTTTCTTTGTTTGTGCAGTTGGTTTTGGTGCTTCCTTGATTTGGCCTGTCTTAATTAAGAAGGCTAAGTCCTCTGATGTGCTCATGTTTAACTCCAGCTCGTTAGGATTGATACGGTTATTTCTGATGTTAATAAATCTCCACTAGCTGCGTTAGTTATAGCTGGAGCGGAGACACTTGATATGTTTAGCACCAAAGATGATGCTGCTAACTTATTTACTACTGCGACTATAAAAGTTTCCATACCTGCTAGGTTGCCCTGGTTATCAAATGCCGGGCTTGTAATTAGAATCTTAAAATTGGCTAAAGGTGATACGCCTACCTGCTCGTTATTGCTTGGCACTATGTAAGGATCTGATGGCGTAACTACTACGCTATTTGCAAGCAAAGTTGCAGGTGGGTAAGCAAAAGTAGACCATACGCCTGCATTGGCTAAGTCTGTTGCTAGTGTGCCACGGAGTGTGGTTATTGCTGCTGGCATTAGCCCACCAGTGATGCTGGACTTGAATACGGCTGGATGAGACCACGCACTCGGTTAATCAGCTGATAACCCATCCGATAAGGGCTGGCAGAGATCCCATCCATACCGACCCCACCAGTCTGGCTTACTTGTCTAGCTTGCCAGATATCTACAGCTACGATCATCGCAGCCTCTCTGATTGCTGGGGTTGTCGCATAAGATTGGGTCTTGTGATCGGGGCCAGTAGCCACGCCATAAGGTAATACTTTGTGGAAAGTTTGATTTGCTGCCGTTTTGTTATATTGAACAAATGAATAGCCATTAGGGAAATTAACCTGGCCGTAGTTATACATAAATACTGGAATTAGGCTAGTAGTGCCTGATGTTGGCGGAATTGTGCCAGTGATTGTGTGCGTGCCGTTAAATGTGGCACCACATCCACTAACCACTATTGATTGAGTCGCAGCGAATGCGTTTGGATTGGCAAGCATAAGAGTTGCCACGTTATCCTGTAATGCTGTGCCTACTACTGGGGCAGTGTTAAACCATAGGTATTGGTTAATTAAATCTTCTGATGTTTGGCAAACTTCTTCGACTGTTGCATCGGAATATAGTGTGCCAATACCAAGGTTTGAGCGTAACTCAGCTGTGGTAACGTATGTGGCTGCCATGTATTCCTCTCTTAAAAGCTCCCCTGGGGCTAGGGCTACTAAACCCCAGAGGATTACTTATTGGTTAACGGTTATTATCAGGTCTTCTTGTACTTCATAATACCGTTAGGCATTTTGGCAAGTGTTGCCATGTATCCGTAAATTGCTACCTGTACTTGTAGGTTTGATACTACGTTAACGCTCATAAAGTTTTGTGCTGAGCGATATACAGTGAATGCTTCTGGTGCAAGAATTACAGCAGAATCATCATCAAATGTTGTAGCTGTGAAGTTCTTGTCTACATATAGATCAAGACCAAGCACGTTACCACGGATTGATGTTGGGTTAACTTGTCCAGCTGCGTTCATTGGTTGTAATGCATTAAACACAGGTCTCTTCGTAGTGTCCTGAGCTCCGATCAACGCACCCCATTGTGCTGGGTTAGCGATGTAGTTCTGTGCGAAGTAGCCAGTGTTTGCGTAGATAGTGCGTGCTGCTTCTGTTGAGAATGCAACGATACCATCTAGGTCTGCTGATGTGTTTGTTGAGTTAGCAGATGCTTGGATCAAGGCTGCAAGTACAGTCTGATCTAAACGCTTTAGGTAAGCGTACTCAAGTTGCTTTGTTAGCTCTGCATAGAAGTTAGGATCTGAACGCTCTAGCAATTCAACTGATAGTGTGTTCATACCAGCATACTTAGATACAGTTGCTGTTAGGTATTGAGTTTCCATGCCTGTGTTTTGCACTGCGCCAGCTTCTGCCTCGACAGTAACTTCTGGTGCTACGCCTGAACCGCCACCTGCTGATGTAACCAAAGATGGTACAGAGATGGACATGCCAGATGTTGGTAATGTGCCTTGTGAACATGCATCGATTGCAGGTGTACCAAAACGTGTGTTAGTTACAAACTCTGCTAGATACTTTGTTGGAGAAAATGCTGGGTTGGTTGCGAAAGAATCATCAGCTGCTGTTACATATAGCTTTGAATCATCGTTACCTAGAGCAGCCTTAATTTTGTGCTCTGTGTACGCAGCCATAGATGTAATCGGCGTGCGGATAGATGTTTGGATAAGTGGTGTTGTAATAACTGGGCGAGCAGCTTCTACTGTAGGAGTAGCAGCCTCTGCCTTTGCTTCTTGTGGCGCTGTTGCTAAATCTTCCACAGGAGCCTCGCTTTCTGGTTGATTGATTGGTGTCTCTGGTTCGCTTTCGCTAGCAGCAACTTTAGTTACCTGCGCAGCTGAGAATGCAGGTGATTCGACAAGGCTTACCTCTTTTAGGGTTGCGCTCGTTACATACAAATAATCTTTTTTCTGAATTGATTTGTTTACATCTACGCCTACTGATAGGCCATCAATTAGTTGCTCGCCAGCAAGAATTAAAGCATCTTGACCTTGCATAGATGCGCTGATCTTGAATGATGCATAGATGCCATCTTCGGCTTTGTTAAAGTTTTGCATACGGCCAATAGGCTTGTCGTTTTTGTGCTGCATTAGCATCTTGACTTTGCCTGGATCGCCAATTTCAATGGAGTCTTTAGCAAAGACCACTTTGCCGACAGAAGTATTGCCTACTTCTTCGTATGGCACGATCTTGCCAGCGATGATTCTGCGCTCACCGTCTGCGCTCTCGATCTGGCTACTGAATGTAAGTATCATCTTCTACTTCTTTCCCGTTAGGAGTCATTTGTTCCATTTCTTTGGCATCTTCCACATCGATTAAACCTAGGGCAATCATTTTCTCTAATGCCTCTAGTCGCTTCATCGTGTCTGCTCTCAAGAATGATTCCTCGATTGCAAACTTAACTACGTGTCCACGTGGAGTTATATCGTCCATAGATAGTCGATCTTCAATAGCACAGATAAATGGTTGTAATGAGTAAGCTACAAACTCTTTGCGGCCATCGATAATGTTTTGGTAAGTCATGCTGTTATTCATATCAGCAGAGATGTAATACGCAGGCACGTTCATAGCTCTTGCAATTTGCGTTGCCAAGTATTGTTGCGCCTCGTTGTACATCATATCTTTAGGAGAAAACCCTGTGGTTTCATAAGATAATGTGCTAGTTAAATATGCTGTCGATCTGTTAAGTCTGCTTTGTTTCCATTGTGCCAATAATCCTGATACTTGTGATTCAGGCAAATCTGCGCCAGTGTTTTTAATGTATCCGCTTGGCATAGGAGTTTGTGCAGATACAGCTGCGGCTTTTTCTAAATCTAATGCGCTTTGAATTGTGCGTGATGCTGTTTGTAATACGCCTTGTGTTAATCCTTGGAATGTAATAAGTGATCCGATACCAGTCATTGGAGATTCAACACCATCTACATAATACTGGCTGACTTCTGTGCCAAATTTATTTGTAGTAAATGTAACTCGGTTATTAGCGATCCACTCAAATCGAGATGGTCTTAAATCGTCTGCATATAATTCTGTAACACGCCAATAAGCAACACCATAAAACAACAAACTATCGACAGTCCAGGAAATGGTGACGGATCTTGGTTGCCGATAGTCTGGTTGATCTAACCACAGAGGGTTCCCCAACGCCTCACCGTTTGACTTTTTGTAAAGTTTCAACGGCAAGTAGGAAACTACACCAGCTACAAGATTTCTGCAACGAGATACAGCAGGTACTTGCATTGCATAATTACGATCTAATCCACCAGGGAAATTACCAACACCTGTTGTAAATGAACCATAGCCATAAGCTGTGTCCATAATGGCAGGGGCGTATTGCGCTT